GAGAAACTGCCTTAAATCGCTTCTAATTGCGTTAGAGGATAGTTTTACCCTTTACGAAGACTACCTCAATCTTATTGTCTTGAACTATCTCGCTGGTCTCCTTAGGCTTACCGTAAACCCTAGTGAGCAGCGTTTCGATAGAATATAGGCTCCCCTTTTCTAGGCTTTTCTTCATAGCGTTGGCTATGGTCTTTTCCAGTACCGTTGCATCCGGGTTATCCCATACCTTCTTCAGCTCATCCAAGTTCATAGCCATCATCACCTGAATAGTATCGTTAATCTCGGATAGCTTGTAGCCTATCTCCCGAAGCTGAGGTACAAACTTGCGAGGTCTGCCGTTAGGGTTAGCCGTCTCCCCTTTTTCCAATATCTTCAGATAACCTCCGTGCTTCTGTATCTCTTTGCGTGCCATTGTATAACCTTTGTTTAGTTTAGTCGGTGCCTGCCGACAATGTAGTTCTCGTGCTTTGACTGGAGCCACTCATTATACTCCTTACTCTGACCGTAAAAATCATGACAAGTCCGGCACAAAGCCATTAAATTAATTATCTCATCCTGCTCATCCTTCCGCTTGCTTCCAAACTTTGACCTAGGAACTATGTGATGAATATCCACCGCCTTAGATCCGCACAGCTCACAAGGAATAAAATCCTCAGGAGTGAAGTTAAAGTATTGAAGATAGACCTTAGTGTGTTTCTGCATAAGGCTGCCCGTTTCTTAATATCCTCAAATTTGAATCCAGCTTCCGCATCCTGTCAATAATAACTTGGCAGTATTTAGGGTCTAATTCCATACCATAACATTTTCGTTTTAACTGGTGAGCTGCTACCATTGTGGAACCTGAGCCGAGGAATCCGTCAAAACATATTTGAAATTGAAAATCATTAAAAATATCTCCAAATAATCCAACAGGTTTTTGCGTAGGATGTACTCTTGTTTTACCTTCAATTTCTTTACTTCCTTTTCTACTCATCCCATTCCATAACCATTTATAAAGTTTAGCAGCTTTATTAAATGATGTCCAAGCTAATTCAACATCTGCAAAATTTCCTGTATTTTCTTTATCCCATACTATCCAGCACATTGATGGAGGTAAAAAATCAGTAAAATAATTACCCCCCCATATAATAAAATTATCCATTCCTAAACTGATACAAGTATCATAAAACTCCTTTGCTGTATCTGTTGTTTCGTCTCCTATTATTTCAGAATACACTTTTGCATTTACGTAATTTGAGGAACCGTCGGTTCCTTTGTTAAATTTTGTCATCCCTCCACCTCCAACCTTTTTTGATCCTGAATTTACAATTTTAATGCCATAAGGAGGATCAGTAAATACCATGTCAGCCTTCTCCCCATTCATCAACTTTGCCACTTGGTCGCTGTCAGTACTATCCCCACAAAGCAACCGATGCTCCCCTATTTCAAACAAATCCCCAATAACAATATCAGTTTTGATTTCCTCAGGCATTTCGTAATCGTCCTCTTCAGCTTCTAATACCTCAGGTTCAAAGTTTGGAATATCCAACCCCCACTCGCTTAGCTTATCTACATCCCAGTTGTTTGCAAGGTCATCCCAATCCCACTCGCCGAAGCCGACATTGTCCTTAATGATAAACTCCTTCAGCTCTTCATCGCTAAAGTCCTTCGCCTGCTTAACCCATGTCTCAGGGATTTCCTTATAGCCTAACTCAGTTAAAGCCTTGAGCCTCATATTACCGCCCTGCACTACGTTATTATCATCCACTACGATAGGACGTAGCTCCATCATTTTTGGAAGGTCTTGCAGAGATTTACATAGCTTTTTGAACTTGTCATCCTTAATAATTCTCGGATTATTAGGATTGGATTTTATCGTATTAAGTTTTATCATTTCCAAGTCTTTAATCTTTCAATGTCTAAGTCTGACGAAGGATCTAGCCACCAGTCTTCGTATGGACCGAATGGACTCTGCACATCCGGAACCGCTAACATATACCCGGCAGCCTCTAGGACTTGCCGGCTTATCTGCCTGACATTGGAACCGGTATAGGCATCGTGTTCAAATGTGATAATAGAGAATCTGCATCCTGTGGCTAGCATATTCAGCAGGCACTGCATAGTCTGCTCCGGTGGATCTATGTCTAGCTGCAAGTAATCAATCCGCTCCGCATCTATGAAATTAAGTTTAAGCGCATCGGTTATCATTAGCTCATTTTTCCGGGTAGCTTTCCATTGGGTTTGATTTATCGAATCAATGTCCACACTTAAACCCCACCAGCCATTCTGCTCTAAGAGATAGGTATTGTTTATATCTACCGGATGGCTGGCTCCGATCTCTAGGTAATGCCCTACCTTCCCGTTCATCATGTGCAGAACGAATAGATCCTGCCTGCTCATTGAATAGCTCATACGTTTATTATTGTTTCACGTTTCAGGAATAGAGTCGAACAAGTATGCCCCGGAGCCTGCTCTAGCCTATAATGGATTCCAAGCCCCTGCGCTATCGTTGCCCATGCGGAGTAATTACCCGTAAACATCTTAGCCGATTGTAGCAGATAAGCTCCTTGTAAGAAGTCAACATCCATAAACTCTACCTGACCGAATCTGCTAGTAAATACCTGATATTCATTTTTGTAACCTATAAAAACAATATTAGGCGATAATGTCCTGAGATATTCAAGCTCCTTCCCCCAGTCGAATCCTTCATCGTTATATCGCTCCGTCCTGTTAATTACACAGTAATCCTCTTTTTGGAAATCTATATCTAACTCAGGTAAAGTAAGCCAGCCATCCTGCCAGCTCCTGTCATTAGGTAAGCCCTGCGCCCTGAAGTGAGCGTCTATGATATTGTCATAAGCCCCGGTAAATACATCCCTGAATCTATCTAGATTATGAGTATAACTTGCAGGCTCTCCGAGGTTAACCTCCGTGATATATGGCTGAACCCTTATCAGCTCCGCAATAGATTCCGACCTCTGAGCATCTGCCATAGTTATGTGATATATCCCACCCCCGGCAGCCTTGACCACCGGGAGGGAGAATATAATATCACCCGTTGCGCCTCCATGCTTAAAGATATTCATAGTCCTTTTATGTCTTTTTTCATTTCCTTGCCGATAGATTTTCTCATCCGGTAAGTCTTTCCCCTCAGCGAGGGATTCTCTTCCTGTATCTTCTGTCTGCACCTCCTGACCGTTTCAGGATTTACTAGCCTGCCCGATGCTAGCATATTAAGAAGGTCTGCCGCTGACATATTATTGAGCGTTTTTACCTGAGATATCCATACCGCTTTAATAAGCTGGTTATCGGAATCCCTGAGAGACTTCCGCTCCTTTAGCATCTTTTCAATCTTTGCTTTGTTTGATTTCATTTTCTTGATCATGTTTATTGTTTTTGGGTTTTGTAATATCGGTAAACTGTTACAAGCATTTCAGCAATGCAAGCAGCGCAGCCATCGTTATAGTGGTAGTGAGGATCAGCCACCCGATATGCAGCCACAACCTCAGCCCGGACGTGAGGATGAAAGTTAATAATCTCCCCGCTCTGAATATATGTGTCATAGATAGACTCATACTTTGATAAGGTCTGCAAATGCGGACTGTCGGATAGCGTTGATTCTTGCGTGATTGTATTTTTCTTCTGCCCATTGGTAGAGTTTTTTGCCATAGTCTTCCCGAAGGTTTTTATCTTTTACTAATGCCATTATATGCTTATACCAGTCCGTCTGATTCCTTACCCACAATATCGGAGCGTCCTTGTCTAAGTTATAAGGCTCTACATCCGATACGATACAAGGTATAGACTTCGCAGCAGATTCCAAAACTTTTAAGTTACTTTTTGAAGCGTGCCATGAACTTTTTTCTAAAGGGATCAGCATAACATCACCCTCCTGATACATTTCCATGTACTTGTTAGGAGTCGTACCTTGTAAGATTTTGAACGGAAGCTGTTTGTTGTTCGTGAACACCGAAGCCATCCTATCCCATATCATCGTGGTGGTCTCGTTGCTATTGTTATACCCTCCAAGCACCATCTGAATACGTTTGTCCGTTAGCCTGCGGATCGGATTCTTGAGGATGTTAATATCATGCTCATGGGTGATTGACCCTGCCCAAAATAACCGAACGTAATCGCTTTCCTCTTTCATATCGTGGAACTGGTCGAATCCGTAAGGGATAGCATTAGGCAGGACTAGGACGTTTTTATTCAGCTTGTAAACCTTATCCGCTAGCCTCTGATTGGTGCAGGTAACTAGATCGGCAGTCCTGATATTATTCTCTATCCTCGGCTTGATTACGTCATAAGTGCTGCGCACTATGTGGTTAATCGGTAGCTCCCAGTCGTCATCTATATCCATTACAACCTTAACCCCCATCGTTTTCTTTGTGAGATCCCAGTCCTGATCGAATGGGCTGACCCTGTTATAGAATACAATATCAAAGCCCTGCGCTATTATTTCCTCGTTGGGTGCATTGGTTACGATCCCCGTAATGCCATCCATCATAGCCATCGGGATAACGATCCTGTGATAACCGCAGCCGCTGTCTATGTGGGAGATTCCTAGTATTCTCATTTTCCGATTTTATAAAGTACGTCCCTGAGGAATGTGATCCAGTCAATATTTCCCACCATACCAGCGCCAAAGATTATGGCGATGAACTCAAGCACGCAGGCAGGGATAAAGTAAAACGCAGCCGCTGTCCAAACCGAAAGGCAGGTAACGCAATCAAATGGTTTGATCCGGGTACCAGCCTTCATCCTGAAACCTCGCTTGATAGCGTTGGGAATCCCTGCTACATTTACGAAATAATAGGCGAATAGCCAAGCTGATAAGATTACTAACATTTATCATCGTTTAAGAAGTCTTCACCTTTGTAATCAGGATAGCGTGCCTCCATATCAAACAATCCAACCGCTAGAAGCGTGCCTCCGATTATTGCTAGTGCTACGGTAATTATTAGTGCGATCATAGTTTTTATTTAATCAGTTATAAATTCATCAGTAGACACTGACATTTTACCCTCAACTAACTCAGCAAAGTTATTCCCAATAATAATTTTAGCGTGAGGATTTTTGTTTTCAGCAATCCATTTCATTACTGGTTTAACTAACTCTTTTAACTCAAATAATTGTTCTTCGATTGTTTTTTGATTCATATAGTTAATCATAGTTTTTGTTTTATTGAACTTGTCGGAAATTCCGAACAGTTGGATTACAGATTATTTATTTCTTGTTTTACTTCTTGCCAATATCCATTTTTAGTTACTTGAATTCTTATTATCTCATCTAATGCAATTAAAGCACATATTTTGGCATCAGCAATGCAAGATAATGACCTGACTTTAATTAAGTAAAACCCCACTAAATGCTCTGCTTTTTCTTTTGGTGTCATAGTTTTTGTTTTATTGATTTTTTTAACTCCTGTCTGCACTTAGTTACCACCCTGTCCACATGGTACTTTGGAATCCCGAAAAACTCCGCAACCTTCACACAGCTACCCAGCTCTACATACTTGGAAAATATAATGCTCTCGTGAGCCTCGTTTGCGTCTAGCATCAATTTATCCTCCAGTATCTTGTTAGCCATCCTAGCCATACGAAGGCTGTCGGAATCTTTCGTTATCCTCCTTAGGTACTCCTTCGCCTTGTCATCGTTGCGAGCCTTGAACACTTTGTAAAACTCCCCCTTCTGCAATCTCCCCATCTTCCACAAAATACCCATCGCAAAGCTGACAAGGTCTCCGCTGTGGAACATAGTAGCAACCTTTAGGCAGTCATAATTTAATAGAACTATCGCCATCTCCTGCCTCAGGTCATCCTGAAGCTCTGCTGGCTCAATACGGGATAGAAACTCGTTGACCTTGCTATCCTCGTAGATTCGTTTGATATATTCGTTACACTCGCTCAAAATGGTAA